TTGTAGATTCTAATATTGGAAAATTATCAAATGACGCTGCTCCACAATTATCTGCAAATTTAGATACTAATGCAAAAAATATTATCATTGATTCTACATACGGGATCATTGATGAAAATGCAAATGAGCAAATTAAATTTTCAACAACTGCATCAGCTACAAATGAAATTACAATAGCAAATGCTGCAGCTGGAAATTCTCCAGTAATTTCTGCAACAGGCGGAGATACAAACGTTGGATTAACATTAACACCAAAAGGTGATCTTGGAAGAATTACATTAAATGGTGAATCAAAAATATTTGGTGTATTTGAAAATGCAACAGTATCTACAACTTATATAACAACATTTACTTATGATGTACTTACACAAGCTGTTTATTATCAAAACGTTAATTTAGGATCTAATTTTACAGTTAACATAAGAGGAAACTCTTCGACAGCATTAAACTCTGCTTTAAATACTGGAGAATCAGTTACAGTTGCTTTAATTACTAAACAAGGAAACACAACATTTTACAATAACGTAATTCAAGTTGATGGAACAACTGTTACAGCAATCTGGCAAGGTGGATCTGCTCCAACAGCTGGTAATACATCAGCACATGATGTGTATTCCTACACAGCAATTAAAACAGCAGCATCAACATACACAGTACTAGCAGCCCTAACACAATTTAAGTAGGAGGAGAAAGAATGCCTTTACAATCTTCAAGAGGTGCTGGTTCAGCAAAAGGATTTGGATTTACTTCTTTTATAAGAACTGGACCTCCTGTTTCAATAGATTTTTTAGTAGTAGCTGGAGGTGGTTCTGGAGGTAGAGATGATGGTGGAGGTGGAGGTTCGGGAGGTCATAGAACTTCAACTCAAACAGCCGCTGTTAACACAGTAATTACAGTAACAGTTGGAGATGGTGGTGCACAAACAGATCCTGGGGTTACCAATCGAAATCCTGGTTCACCTTCTGAAATATCGGGAACAGGATTAACTACAATTACTTCTGCTGGTGGAGGGGGTGGAGGAGGTAATGATCCTTCTGCAAATACTGGACAAAATGGTGGTTCTGGAGGTGGTGGTTTTTCAGGAACTGGATCGTCGGGTGGAACAGGTAACACTCCAAATACATCTCCTAGTCAAGGTAATAATGGTGGAGTAGGTACTATACCTAATACCATTGGTGGAGGAGGTGGTGGCGCAGGAGAAGTTGGAAATACAGATGGTTTAGGATTTGGTGGAGATGGAACAGCTAATTCAATAACGGGTTCTTCAGTTACAAGAGCTGGTGGTGGTGCTGGTTCAACAAGAGATGGTGCTACAGCAAAAGTAGGTGGAACAGGTGGTGGTGGAAATGGTGGAGTTCTCAGTCCTCACATTGATGCTGTTGCAGGTTCTGCAAATACAGGTGGAGGTGGAGGTGGTGGTGCTGGCAGTCCTGGAGGTACTCTTGGCGCAGAAGGTGCAGCGGGAGGAAAAGGAGTAGTTATATTAAGTGTACCAACTGCTTCGTATTCTGGAATTACAAGCGGTTCTCCAACAGTTACAACATCTGGATCTAATACAATTTTACAATATAATGGAAGTGGGAGTTATACAGTATAATGGCATCATTCGCAAAAATAGAAAATAACATTGTAATAAGAGTTGAATCTGTTGTTAATGAGGTATTAAAAGATTCAAATGGAATTGAACAAGAATCTATTGGAATAGAATTTTTAAAAACTTTATATAATGAACCTAATTCTATTTGGAAAAAAACATCTTATAATACTCATGGAGGAATTCATTTATTAGGGGGAATTCCATTTAGAAAAAATCATGCAGGAATAGGGTATATTTACGATGAAACAAGAGATGCATTCATAGCACCAAAACCTTATAATAGTTGGATATTAAACGAATCTACTTGTATTTGGGAAGCACCTGTTTCTAAACCTAATGATGATAATAAATACATTTGGAACGAAGAAATTAAAAATTGGGACTTACTAGACATTAACTAATTATTTTAGTATATATTTCTTTTATGAAGAAGAAAGTAAAAGAACCTATATTTGAAAATTCAGCTTGGAATTTTAAATTAGATCAAGTTAATCTTTATGCATTTTGGAATAATGCATTTTCAAAAGAAGAATGTAAAAAAATTATTAATATTGCAAAAAATAAAGGCTTAATAAAAGGTAAAACTAGAGAAGAGTCTAATGTAAGAGATTCTAAAATATCTTGGTTATATCCAGTTGATGATATGGATTGGGTATTTCGTAGAGTAACAGATATTGTTACAAATCTTAATGAAAGATTTTTTAAATTTGATTTGTTTGGAATTAATGAAGGATTTCAATTTACTAATTATGAAGCACCATCTGGTAAATATGGTAAGCACGTTGATAGAACAATAAATATACCAGTTAGAAAACTATCTATATCTATTCAATTAACAAATCCTGAAGAATATAAAGGTGGAGAACTTTATCTTTATGATGATGATAAAGGAATTCTTATGGATAAAGCACAAGGAACATTAATTATGTTTCCATCTTATGTATTACATGAAGTTATGCCAGTAACTAAAGGTGAAAGAAATTCATTAGTAACTTGGGTAACTGGAAAACAATTTAAATAATGAAAATAAAAAAAAACATTGTAAATGTTTTAATTGTTAAAAAACCTTTTAAAGAGCACCACCTTATAAAAAATAATTTATTAAATATTATTGATTCTTGTAAAAATGAATCTTTAAAATCACAAGATGGATATTATTCGGATAATATTGAAAAATTAGATTGGAGTGAATCTGGAAACTTTAATAGAGAATGGGTTAATTTTATTATAAAACCGTTAATGAATAATTTAACAGAAATGATTTCATCAATAGGTTTTGAAACTTATAGGTTAACTGAAATTTGGTTTCAACGGTATATTAAAAATTCTGAACATGGTTGGCATACACATGGAAGTAATTACACAGGAGTTTATTATGTTGAACTCAATAAAAACTCTCCGAAAACAGAAATAATGAATCCAGATGATTTAACTAAAAAAGAAAAGTTAAATGTTAAAGAAGGAGATATAATAATATTTCCTAGTTTTGTAATACATAGAGCACCTAAATTAATAAATGATTATAGAAAAACTATTGTTTCTTTTAATATAAATTTTGAAAAAATAAATGCCAAATACTTTTAATAAAATAAATGAATGTAGAGTTTGTTAAACAATATCTTTCAGATGTTAAATGGAATAATACTAAAGATTGGCAGGTAGAAGGAAACATTAAAAAACTATCCAATCAATATTATAAATTTAATATAAGTTTTTTAAAAGATTTTAATGATAAAAAAGGAAAACTTATTAATTCTGAAAGCGAGGCAGATAAAGTTTTATTTGAAGATGATCAAAATTGGATATTAGTTGATACACAAGAACTTATTAAATACATGAAAGAGCATAGTTTAAAAGAAGTAAAATTAGAAGAATTGATTAAAAACATAGATTGGAATATAATACTGCCAAAAAAATAGTGCATTTACTAATATAATCTATATAAAGGAAGGCTTATGCCTTTACAGAAAATACAATTTAAGCCTGGATTTAATAAACAACAAACTGCAACCGGAGCCGAGGGGCAATGGATTGATGGTGATAATATTAGATTTCGTTACGGTGAGCCACAAAAAATAGGTGGATTCCAGCAACTCGTTGCTAGCACCTTGGCAGGTCCTGCACGAGATCAACATACTTGGACAGCATTAGATGGTAAAAAATATGCAGCAATAGGAACTTCAAAATTATTAGTTATTTACTATGAACAAGAATTTTTTGATATTACTCCACTTGGAACACCATTAACTTCGTGTACTTACACATCAACAACAGGTTCTTCTACAGTTACAATTAATAAAGCAGCTCATGGATTAGAAGTTGGTGATTATATTATTTTTACAAGTGTCACAACTCCAGGAGCACCTACAACAAGTTATACATCGGCAGATTTTACAACAAATGTTTTTGAAGTTAAAACAATTCCAACATCTTCAACTTTTACAGTTACAATGCCATCAAATGAAACAGGTACTGGTGTTACTGGAGGTGGATCTTTAACTACAACTCCATATATTTTTATAGGACCAACATTTCAAACTCCTGCATTTGGATTTGGAACTGGATATTGGGGTGGAACAATCCCAACATCTGTTACAACTACATTAAATGGTGGAATAGATAATATTGTTACAACTATTACAGTTGTTTCAACTTCAGCATTTCCAACATCAGGAAGAATAGATATTGGAACAGAATTAATTACTTACACAAGTAAAAATGCAACTCAATTTCTAGGTTGTACTAGAGGAGCAAATGGATCTACGGCAGCATCTCATTTAACAGGTGTCACTGTAACTAATGCAACAAGTTGGGTTGATTGGGGAGAAGAATCAAATACTGCAGGTGTTACACTTGCGCCAGGTTCTTGGTCACTTGATAACTATGGACAGGTTTTAGTTGCAACAGTCAAGAATGGAGCAACTTATACTTGGGATCCATCTGCTGCGGCAAGATTAAGTGTAAGAGCTACAATTGTATCTGGTGCTCCAACAGCGTCTATCATGAGCGTTGTATCAGATAGAGATAGACATTTATTCTTAATGGGAACAGAAACAGTTATTGGAGATCCATCAACACAAGATCCAATGTTTATAAGATTCTCAAATCAAGAAGATATTAATACTTGGAATCCTAAAGTCACAAACACAGCAGGTACATTTAGACTAGATACGGGAAACGAGATTATCGGAGCTATACAAGGTAAAGATTATATTTTCGTTCTAACGGATCAAGCAGCATATACAATTCAATTCGTTGGTCCTCCATTTACATTCTCTGTAAGACAAGTTGGAACAAATTGTGGATGTATTGGTCAACATGCAATGATATTTGCTCAAGGTGCAGTATTTTGGATGGGGTTTGGTGGTGGATTCTTTGCATTTGATGGAACAGTAAAACAATTACCATCTTTAGTTGAAGACTTTGTATTTACAGATGTTGGAGATAATTTAGGAATTAACTATGATGCAAGTCAAATAACTTATGCATATCATAATTCATTATATAATGAAGTTGGTTGGTTTTATGCAAAATCAGGATCAACTCAATTAGATAGAAATGTAGTTTATAACTTCGTTGAAAATACATGGGCTGTTGGATCTTTAACTAGAACAACATATCAAGATTCTGTTACTTT